AATTATTTCGTCTCTAGTCATAATCCTGCCTTCATTTCTGCACGTTTACTATACTCTTGAACCTTCCAAACTTCTATCCTGGCCTTGGCGGCATCCAACATCATCTTTAAATATTCTTCTTGAACTGTATATTTCTTAATTTCTTCTATCTTTTGAATGTAAGTGTCATGGCTGAGTGCGTAAGCTTCCTTTAGAGCTACGCTTCCCGACTCTTCGTTCATTAAAATTGCTTTTACTGTCTTCAATAGGTGTTCTGACTCGATCCTGCTTCCCTTCGCTACCGAATACTCCTCGGCCTTCTCGACTATGTAAGCTATCGCCCTGTGTGGGTCTATCGTCTGTATTGTTTCGTCCATGATTGTTCATTTCGTTAAGAATGTTTTGGTAAGGTCAATGAAGTTAATTAATTTTTTAGGATCTCTTGTATCCATTGCCTCCAAAAGACCTTTCAGTAGTTCTCTCGATGTTATAAGATCGTTTGAAAGGTGTCTGAGGTGTTGTTCGAAGTCCGTCTGGCTCACCTTCAGGCTTCGATTGCCGGTTATTGATTTTGATATTAAATCCGCATGAATGCTCATTACTAACTCCTAGTTCGTTAAACAATGTTGAACAGGTTGAACACCTGTAAAACTTCCTACTTCCACTTCTAATCGTTTCTATCATAAGTGCATATCCAAGTATTTCTGAATTGCTTGCTGAGGTCTTATCTCTTTCGTAATCTCATACAGTAATCTTTTCTGCAAAGGGTTTAAGCTTATATACACTCTTCGAATATCATCCTTTGGCGGCCTTCCAGAACCAGGACGTTTACCACCTTTTGCTCGTTTGTGACCCTTTTCAAAACGCATTTTTCTTTTTTAATTTAGCTTCTATTGCATTAGCAAAATCAAATACACCATTGGTTATATTTTTTCCAATGCCAGGCTCAGCATCAAAAACTGCAAACCATTCGACTGATATTTCTTCATGTGTCAAACCTATCCATTCTTTGGTCGGTGTATTAGCTTTTAACCATTCATTCATCATCTCGCCAACTTGATTCCAGTTTTCTGCCTGACGCTCAATTAAATGCCAAGCAATAGCCCCGTCTAAGCCCTTAAAATCTTGCTTAGTATCCATTCTTTTCCTTTAATTTATTCTCTATTGCTTTTGCTAATTTAGTTGGAAAACCTGCGTTTTTTATTACCAAATCAACAATTTCCTCATCCGTCAACCCTACCCATTCTTTATTACCAAAAAACTTTTCAGCACACGCAACGCAATACAATGCATAACCATCACCTTTTTCACATTCATCGCATTCTTTAGTCATTCTTGTCCCCTTGCACGAATAGCTTGAGCACAAATTAACTCAACCCTTAATGTGTAGTAATCGCTTATGCTATCCATAGCATCACATATCTTTGCACACTCCTCACGTTCATCTTCAGCAATAGCATCAACAATTGTGCGTACCATACCCTCACTAAAGTGATCTAAAAGTATATTTATAGCTTCCTGTCTAGTCATATCAACTCCATATAAATACCCAATAATATTTTCAACAACCATCTTTGAAAAGCATTAGGCGGTTTGGGTGAATAACTGTGAAAAATTATGTTGCTATTTTTGCCAAGTCTAAACTTTATATTTGGTTCTAATCGTTGATGAAAAATTGTGTCATTCATTCTTATTCCCTTGTCTACTCTAAATCTTCTTGGACAGTAATCTCAATATAACCTAGTTTACTATACTTTTTGCATATAGTTAACCTAATTATTTGATTGTCATCTAAATAAACCACATCATTCATCGCATCCAGTATTGCTTTAGCTAAATTATCAACATCAGGTTTCTTTATATGCTTTACAGATCCATCTAAATAAGCCTCTAAAGCTTTCTTTGGGGCGCTCTTGGGTATTGGCATACCAAACTCTAAATTGACTCTTACAGGGCTTTCTAGAGGCTCAGAGCTACCCATTGCTTCAATAGCTTTATACTTGATTATTTGTTCATAATCTCTTGTTTTGGTAGGAGTGTATGTAGATACAAAGTTACCACGCTTGGCATAGCGAGGCCTACCCTTTGCAACAGGGTCTATATCTACTCTAAAGTGGAGCATGAAAGTCATTAAAAACACCTTCTATTTGAAACTTAAAATCTTCTAATCTTTTGTAATACTGTTTGTCAAATTCAACATCAATAGCATCTTGTATTTCTAGGGTATCAATTGCTTTCTCTATCAATTTCCACTTGTGGGTACTGCTCTCACTCAGGTGATCTCTCAATGTTTTGATTGCCATTTGCTTGTTCATTCTTTAATCTTTCAATTTTTAGTTTAACTCGTTCGCCCATCCCAGCAAACAGTTTACTTTGTTTTTGTTTCTCGCCAACGGCAAATCTAATGTATTCAATCCACCCTGGTTTAATAGCTAATTCTGCGTATTTCCACTCCAAATCTTCTAATGATTCTTCAAATGTCATTCTTCATTCTCAGCGCTTCTTTAGCAAATGTTAAACAAATAGGTCTTACTGTTCGGCCTGCTTGATGGTTAGCCAAAATATCTCTAGCCCATTGTTTACCATCGTAAGTGTTTAAGTGTCTTTCTACCGAGTAAAGTGGAGAACACATTTTTACAAATTGTTTAGCAGTGGGTAAATCATCTTTTATATTTTGTAAACCAAATTTAATCATTTGTAAATTATTTCCAAAACAAGATAACTCTTTTAACCATTCCTCTTTATTTAAGAAATCAGTAACAAATCCTTTTTCTTGAAATCTTTCAAACAATCTATCTATAACTTTTATTTCCATAATCTATATCCTATAAGTTTACTAATTAAACAATAACCCACGATTTGACAACCAGAGGAAGATCTGATAACTACAAAGATTATTCACTTCATCTTTGCTAATGCTCTCGTTTATCTAGCTTACAAGTTACCTTGTTCAGTTTTTCACTACCCCGAAAAGATCTAGTCTTTAGGAGATACCTGCCTGATTCAGCACGTTTATCTGAGTCTGTCGCATTCACATTCTCAAGGGTCTGGTTGTCTAACCCCGATCAGCGTTATCGTTTAGACAATAAAAAAAGCTAGTTAGCCATACATTCTGGTAGGAACTTTCTCCAATATTCACCACGGACATTGGACAAAGCAAAATGTATGATTAACTAGCTTCAACTATTGCTTCCTACGGCAACGCTTTTAGTATATACGATTATGCAGGTATTTCTATTTTTTCTTCAACTTTTTCTTCAATAGGCTCAAACCACTCAGGATGTAAGAGCATTAAAGACTTAATCCTGGGAGCTGGAATTTTATTATTTCTCTTCCATTTGTAAGCGGCTACCACTGTAATCCCTAAGATCTTGGCTACCTTGTACATAGATCCTGCTCTCTTCTCTAGTTCTTCAATAGTTATGTTATCTATTTTTTTTGTCATTCCTAGCTCCTTAAAAGATTTACTATACCACATTCAGTAAACCATATATAAGTATTAGGGTTTACCCTATTAGGGTTTAAAGTACAAAAATAATACAACAACCAATTGATTTAGTTAACCAGTATAGTAAACTACGTTCATCAACAACAGGTTGATTAACTACAAAGGAGTTCCAAATGAGTATGTTAACTGTTTTTTATAACAGCGCAAATGTAGAGGTTTACTTTACATATGATGGTGGTCAAGTAGGGTCAACAGATAGCTTAGGCTTGAAGTATGAGTCTGACTTTGATGAGTACATTGAAATCGATGAAGTTGTTTACAACGGCATTGACATAATACCAGTCCTTAATGATGACAACTTAGATGAGATCGAGCAATTGGTATGGGCCAAGATCCAGGCATCACGCAACGAATATGATGGGGAATAACATGGCATTAGTAGACGAATTAGATGCATATAAACAGGGTTTTGCAGACGGCAAGCAATTTGTACTTGACATGATTTCAGAATCAACCCAACACAAATTTGCAGATGTAGCCCAATTAATAATCTGGATTAGACAACAACAGGAGTCCCAAAATGAAATTAAATAATCGTAATGTTATAGACGTTGAAGTAGATGGTGTTGACCCAACAGATTACCCAGACTTTTGTGATGCAT